GAAATATTTGCATCAGTTAGAGCCGTACTCCAGATGCTTAATTCATCTACTTTGCCCTCTAAAAAGTAACCTGCTGAAACATCATACTCACCAATTAAAAAGTTATTAGATAATGTCGGTGTTGTTGTAGGGATTGTTCCACTTCCTACATTAAAAGTCGTAATCTTTGAACCATTTAAGTAACATTGTAATCCTGCTTGATAATATGGTGCTGCTGGAATCGTACCCCCTTGACTACCATCAAATACCATTGCTACGTGATTCCATCCTAAATCTGAAAAATTTACTCCTAAATAACCATTTCCCCCTGAGTGGAGTTGGAAGTATAAAATTCCGTTTGAGTGTTTAATAATGTCTATCCGATTGTTTGCATCTGTGGTTTTTGCAAAGATAGTATCATTGTTGCCTGTACCATCTAATTTGAACCAAACTGAAATTGTGAAAGTGCTTACATTATCAAGTGCATCTATATCTCCACAATCTACATAATCATTCACCCCGTCAAAGTCCAGAGAATAAGTATTTGCAAATGAGGGTGCAGGGGTTATTCCCTCACCTCTCCATAACATAAGACGCTTTTTCTGTCGCATTAAAAGTCCTGATAAAAGGTTAAAATTAAACTCAAAGAGTTTGCAGTATATGTTCCCGCACCCCTTGAAATTAAACAAGCGTAAAGGTCGTCACTTCCACTTGCTTCGCATACTATCCCGATATTGGGTTTAGTGGCTACTGAGTTGTCTGCAAAGTCATAATAAGTATCTATGCTTGTCACTCCGCAAATCTTTGGAATATCTGCGTCAGCTATCGTTAAAGCTGAATCGTCTGTAAAGGTTGTTCCAGTTGGGTCTGCGTTAAAGATAACCAAATCTAACGCAATGTCTTGTTTGTCTAAATCTCCTAAAGTAACATTTACTAAAGTTGATTCTGACCCTGCCTCTAACGCTGCGTCTGTTAGGGTTATCTTGTTTCCTATTAAATCACCATCTGCGTAAGTGGTTGCCGTTGCTCCTACTGATGCTCCTGTTATGTTTATTACTTTTGTTCTGCCTACCGCAGTTTCTACTATTGTACTCTTTCTCATTTTGCTATTATATTAATTGTTACTTTTGATTCTGAACCTTCTGGGGTTGTTATTTTTAGTCGAACATAATTAGCCGAAAACCATTGGTCAGGCATAGCACCGCACCCTGTTAAGGATGCTGATGTGTCGTAAAAATCTACGCCATTACTACTTACTTGCAGCATTAAAATATGATTATTATGCGTTCCGCTTTCTGGATTGATGTAAAAACCAACCAACCTCTGATTGTCCAATTTTAACAAATCGGTTGATTCATTAGTATTCGTGTCGAAATCCTTCTGCTCTAATTCTGCTATGTTGCTCCCTATTCTCATTCTACGTTATTTCTGCACCGAATAATGTTATCGTGGCATCATTAGCACCATCAATTTCAAACGCTACATTTCCCGTTAAGGCAATAAACATATTTAAAACGTCACTATTATTTTTTGCTAAACTTACTTCCCATATAATCGCAGTAGTTTCATCATAGGTAGTTCCCTCACTTACAAAAATACTATACTTAACCGCACTATTAGAGGTATTCGCAATAGTTATAGTTTTAACAATCGCAGTCGTTTCAGAAGGTACAGAGTAAACCACCTCAGCACTTGTGCTTGATGGTCTTAATTGTCCTAATAACTTCTCCTGAATCATAGCCAAAAATTAGCCGTTACTATATAAGATGAGTTCCCTAAAGTCGGGTCTGCTGAATCTGTTGTTAATTCTAACTTCTTAGCTTCTATAATTTGAGTGTCAGTAGCCAACCACGAACCGCTATAAAGTTCCCCTTTCTTAATCCTTGAAACACTACTTAATAAACTTGTCGTATCTACTCCTTGTGGGATTGTAGCCGTTTCAGTTTTTAACCATAACGTATCTTCTGCGGAATAAGCGGGTGTAGTGAAGTCGGTTTCTATTGTCCAATCTATTAAAGTAATACTCTTTCCTACTGGTGCTGCAACTATCTGAATCGGTGTAGTGAATAACGCTTTTGCCTGAGTTGAATTAATAGTGACTGACTTCTGAAAAGTTCCTGTCCATTTGCTAACTCCTAAATCTGAAACATAAGTCCAGAACCCATCATATAACTTGTCATATACTCGCATCCCTTCGGTGGGTGTTATAGCAAACCAAGTGTCTAAACTTGAATCATACCTTACAAAGTCATTTTCTAAAGCACCATCCCAATCTGATGAAGGTGTGCCAACTAAAATGTAGGCGTCTTGGTCAACCTCTGCTGCTGCTCCTGACGTAGCGTCAATGAATTGATTAACTGGTGGTAATGACGTTCTTTGCTCCCAACTTAAAGAACCTTTCTCGCTTTTAAGAATCTGTGCGTTCTTTGACGCAGTCGTGAAATCCTTTGGCGGGTGGATTTGTGCGTTAGGTATGTCTATATGTAAACTCTCAGGCATTTAATAAAGTATATCTTTTGGCGTTTTCTTCAACTACTTGTAAGGCACTTTGTTTAGGTGTTAGCTCTGCTGAGAACTTTCCTGTTGCCGTTCCAGTAAATTGAATATTCATATATTTTTTGCTTTGATTTATGTTATTAACTTCTGTAAATTCTCCACTCAAAGTAATGGTTTCTATCGTTTCCCAAACGTCGGTATCACTTTGTCGTATTGTTATTACTGGCGTTCCTGTGCCGTTTCTCCAGAATAAATCTAAATAGAAAAAGGAATACTGGTCTAACTTTGTAGAAGTCCAGTTATTATTACCCCCTGACAAGTCATATCCACCTACTATTATCATATTAGTATAAACCCATACTTATTACTGCTCTCGTCCTTTCCATCGTCATAATCAGGATAAGCACTTGAATTATCTTCTTGAATATCTTTTATGTATTGTTTTAGGTCTTTCTTCCACCTCTCGGCTTGTGCTAAAATAGAGTTTCTCAATGCTCCGTAGTCAGTCCTTGAACTCTGCTGAGAAAACTCCGTATTATTAACCATTATTCCCTGACTCGTAATATGATTCCTCACTTGTGGCAAAGCGTCATATAAAACGTACCAACACATCATTGACTTAATAAAATTATCATATAAGGTTTCATCTTCAGTCACCCACGTTGTCGTTTCTACACTCGTTAGGATTGTATTATAATAATCCTCGCCAAGTAAATCCCTTAAATAAGATCTCTGTGCAGGTAAGATATAATTAGTAAACACTTCCTCGTCAAATGAAGCATCTGGCACACATTCTGTGACTATATCTGAAGTTAAAACTATCTTAGTATTAAACGCCATTTTCTTTTGTTTCCTTTTTTACAAACTCACCTTCCAAATCTTCGATTGGTTCTTTGCCTGTTTCCTCTCTTAGTTCATTGATTGTCCAAACATCAGTAAGAGTAACCCTATCAGCACTTGACACGGGTCGTATAGGCATTATTCTTATTTTTAGACCTCCTAATATAGTATCGACTAAAACGTCCTCAAAAGCCGTTAAAATAGGTTTTCGATATGATGGAATTACTGAGTTGTTTACCATTTCAAAAGCCGTCCTTATATCACTTGAATTTGCCAACTTTCCACTTACTTGCATCATTAAAGCTGAGTGCCATCTGTGACCTTCTATAATTCCTTCTTTTGCAAGTTGTTTAAGTTGTAAAAACTCTCCTGTCTGCGGGGTGGTAAATTCGTGTATATTGGCTGCCTGTTCTTTGTCGTCTAAGAGTTCAGCAACTACCTTTCTTGAATTACCCTCTCCTGTGTATTTTTTTACAATATCTTTTATGTATTGCTCAGGGTCTTTGCCGTCTGGTGGCTCTCCAAAAAGTTGAAGCAAAACACTTGGGAAGAATCCGTTATCTAATTTATCAAGATTAAACGTGGAAATTTTATACTCTATGTCTGCGTCTTTTAAAGCACCTGAGTAATCTGGCACTCCATAAGTTTGGTATTCTGGTTCGTAGTTTTTAACGTGTATTAAGTAGTTACTCTCTGTTCCAGTTAAGTCAATCTCGCTTATAGGAAATTGTTTATTAGGGTAGGTTGTGTCTGTTCCTATATCCCGCCAGAAATTAGAAATATACGCCCTCTCTCCATCTTGTGAAAGTCGTATAGTAGTAGCATCCCTATGAAATAGATTAACTCTATCACCCTCTTTTACGACTTCTATATAAGCGTTGCCAAAGACAATGTAATCACTCTGGATTTTCTTATAAACCTCATATAAGGTTTCATCGTTTGAGTTTATGGCTTCAGCGTAATCAATTTGGGGGTCTGTTAAGTCCTCAGAATAAAGCAATTTACTGCCTACTGAATAAACAACTTTACTTTCTAAAACTGCACCATTAGTTGAGGAACGTCGCTTTCTTAACGCTAAATCATTTATCCAAACATTATTCGAACCCTCAAAGAAAGGAATCCATTTAGACCTCGTCTTTGTTTGGTTTATGTTCTCTCTGGTAACATTTGGCGTCTGTACTCCTGTGACACTGGCAAGAATCCTATTTCTTGGACTTTTCCTCTGTCCGTTGGATTTTGTCTTTATGTCCACTCTCGTATAGTTTTTTTAGTTCGCTTTGCGTTGCCTTTGATAAGATGTGCTGACCATCTGAATCGCTGATAGCACAATCTACATACTTGTCTAATACTTTATACTTCATAATTTCTACAAAAAAGGGGTGAATAGCATCCACCATCCACCCCTCAAAGTTAGTTAAAATAAATTACGAACCAAAGTTTATAGTTCCAGAGTTGGCAGTTATTGAACCAACGTATTCTCGTACTATCTCTGCGTGTTCAGCCGTTAGGGTTATGGTGTATTCATTAGCACCAGAAAGTTCGCCTTCAATAGCCGTATTGACATTAGCCATACAACTTGCCTCTTTTCCGATAATGTTATCCCAACCGACAACAAACGCCCTTAGATACGTTCCAGTAGAGTTTGTTCCTTCTATTACTGCCGTAACCTCTCTGGCGTCCACAACCTCTTGTAATCTCTTACCTTTGGTCTTATCCACTCCACGTACTTTGAACTCAATCGTGTTCGTGAAAGTAGCCGTTCCGTTTTCGTTAGTACCCTCAGAGTTGAAACTCTTAGTTTTAAATTCTCCCTCGTATTCGTACCATACATCACCAACTCCTGTTGTTACTGCCGTGAAGTCCTGTAAACTCCCTGCCGTAAAAGAATCAATGTTGCAAGTTTCAATGAGGAAAATTCTCGCTAAAGCTGCTCTGTTTTGCTCGTTACAAGCCAGAATTAAATCATTTGAAATTCCCATTATTACTTAGTTTTAAAAATTAGTATGCGAAACTGATTAACTCTGGGTGCAAGATTTGAGCACCTAACTTAAATTTCACTTTCATTCGGATTACCTCGTCGTCGTCAGAGTACCAAGTTTTAACTTCGTTAGATGGACTCATAACATCAGCACCAACAATTAAGTTTTCTGGTGTTGTAAGAACGCACATATTAACGCCTACTGCTGCTGCTTGTGGGTTATCTACGTCTGCTAAGTGGGTGTCCCATCCTTTGACCTCTACTACTTCGATTCCTCTAAACTTAACAATAGTTGAGCCGTCCTCTAAGTTTAGCTGACCTCTTTCGTTTTGAGTATCTTCTAACGTAGTAAGATAGTTGTCCATTATGGAAGAAGTAACATAAAATTTCTTAGCACCTCTATCAACTGCTCTTAGGGTCTTAGCTTGGTTCTCGTACATATTTCTGAATAGTGTAATTGCACCATCAGCAACCATTGCACCAGCTACCTCAATGTTTGAATCTGTGTTCATATCCAAATACTGACCAACACTTGCTGAAGAATCTTGGATTAACTCTACCCATCCGTCGAACTGGTCGTAATCTGAAGAACCTGCTGCTGCATCTGCAAACCAAGTAATTCTTGGAATATCGCTTTCAAGTCCTCGCATTAAAGACGTTCTTAAAATGTCCTCTACGATTGTTCCTTGTAGGTCGTCAATATCAACTCCAAGCTTAATTGCCTCTTCAAAGATAGTGCCATCAAAAGCGTCTTCACATTCTTCTAAGTTGCTCTTAACTTTTGCCGTTGAGATTGTTCTGTCTGAAATTGCCAAAGAACCCTGCTGAGAGAATCCGCAAGTTGTGTACTTACGTAGAATCTTACTAAGGTTGCCCGGTATGTACAAGTTAGTTTTGTCCACTACTTGCATCACTTTATAAATTCCGAATACATCTTGACCACCTTCTTGTGGCTTATAGAATAACTCGGTTAGAAATTCCCTTCCGTTATAGGTGTGAGAAAAACTTGTTGTAACTGAATTTGCCATTTTGTTTTTTTATTATTAATTAATATCCTTTTAATCTTGCTGAAATTATCGCCTTTAAAGTGTTTCCAAATACTCCTTCAGTAGTTTCAGTTTCCTCTGTTGGCTCTGTGTCCACCTTTGGTGCTACTTCAACTGGTGTTGCTTTGTACTTAGAAAGTTCTTCCGACAATGCTTTGTTGGCTTCAACAAGAGTTTCTTTTTCTCCGTTCAATGAAGTCAATGTTTCTGCTAATTCCTGATTCTCTGTTCCTAAAGTGTCAAGCGTTGTAGCTATCTCAGAAATTTCGTTTGTTATTTCGTTTTCGTCTGCAATCTTTACTTCTTTGTTTGCAGATATAAAGTTGGTCACCTTTTCTGTAAGGTCTTTCAACTGAGCCGTTAGTGGGTTCAAGTCCATATCGTTAAGTATTTGTTCTTTTTGTTTGTTTGTTAAAAAACTATTAATTATCTTTTCTTTATTAATCTTTGCTGCAATCTTTACTGGTGCTTTTATATTACTTACAAAACCCAGTTCCTTTGCCTCCTCAGGACTTAGAAATTTATCTTCGTTCATTATATCTCGGATTGTTTCTTCGCTTTGTCCTGTCTTTTTAGTAAAGATAGATACCATTCGGTTATCAATCTTACGCATATCGTCTGCAACGCTTTCAAAATCTTCTGCATTTCCTTGTGCTAAGGTGTGAGAGTTATGAATTAAAAAAAGTGAGTTTTCGCTAATCTCTACTTCATCCCCTGCCATTGATATAACTGCACCTGCCGAAGCCGTTGCTCCTATTATATTTACTTTCGTATTAAAAGGGTGTGAAGCGATTAAGTCGTGGATTGCCAAACCCTCAAAAGCACTACCGCCTAAAGATGCAATGTTTACTACAAGCTCTGTTTGTGTGTTTTCGAGTTCTGATTTAACTGACTCTAAAGTGTTTCCCTCGTCAAAGAAAGAATCACCAATCTGTCCAAAGATGTCAATTTCTGTGAGGTCTGAAGATGCTTTAATCTCAAAATGTCGCATAGGACAAAAATAGTTTAAGGAATTTTAATTTCTACGCAATGACATTGCACTTTATTTCTTCCATACTATTTCCTGTATCATTCTTAAGGAAAGATTATACTTAAAAGAAAGGTCGTCGTATATATCAGTCATACTCATTTTTCCACCTACAAGCATCTTGTCATAATCTCCAATAATAGCTTTGTTTCTTATGGCTTTTTTGTCGATTAGATTATCCTTTGCCATTTGATAGATAACTTTCTCTGAGATATTATCTTCAAATTGTTTAGCGTATTCTTTTATTAAGTCCATATAAGTTACTTCCATAGTTCTATTGCTCGTTTCCAGAATCTTAATATCATCACCCTGCAATCATTACAAGACATATTTTTAAGTGGATAGGGTTCAATGTATTTATCAAACTTATTAAATAGGGTTTCAAGTTCCGTCCTGTCTGCGTACATCTTACCTTTTACTTTCTTATAAGAGTGTAATATTTCTCTCTTTTCTTCGTCGCTTATTAGGTCGGCTCTTTCTTCTAATGTAGTTGGCATTTTGGACTTTTAATAGTTATTTTATTAGCAATAGGACATCCGCAATCGTTACACTTTTCGACCTTTAAAGTAAATCCTAAAAACTCGTAACCTTCCCTAAAAAACATACATTCCTTGCAAATGTCGTATCTTCTTTTCTTCTCGGCTTTATTAGTAAATAAACTATCCATAAGATCTTATCCTATTTCTGCTTCGTTTGTTACGTTCAATACACTTGCCTGTTGCTCGGTTGTATCAGTCACTACATTAACTACTTTTATAGTGTCCATCTGTGAAACAAATTGCTCAGTAGTGCCAGAAATATCTGTCGGACTTTCTGGAAAACTAATAGGTGCGGGTATTCCTCCTTGCTGAAATTTTGTTATTCCTCCATTTGAGAAAGCTACTCCACCCCCTGCTTGATTTATGCTACTTAACAAAGCACCATATTTAGCCGTGCTACGCTTGTTTATAACGGCTTCCCCACCCTCGAACTCGTATTGTCCGTCAATGGTAGGTATTCCACCTCTTGCGTGGCTCTTGCCTTGTAATACTCCACCTCGTTCCATTTTAGCACTTATTCCTACTTTCGCTGCCGTAAAAGCTGCTTTTATTAAGGTAGCCAATAGTGCTGACTTTGCTACTCCAGCAGCACCAAATGTCGCAACACTTTCCGCACTTGCTAACGACCTTGCAGTAGCTTCAGCAATAGCCAGATTGATTACATTTTCTAAGGTTTTTAATCCAGACAAAGCAAGTGACCTGCCAAAGTTTCTTTGTGCATCTTCACCACCTGCAATGGCTTCACCTAATACCCTTCCAACGTCATTGGCAAATCCCATAGCAAGTGCTTCTTTTTTCTTAAAGGATTCTTCTTGTCTTTTTAATGATTCTTCTGTTTCTTTCTTTTCCTTTTCACTTTCAATGTCGGCATATTTATCCCTAATTGCTTGTAGGTCTAATTCTAATTGTTCCTCTAAAGCCGTGCGTAATTGATTTTCTAATTCACTCTCCCCCTCTATTTTATTTAACTTATTTTCAAAGTCAAATAGTGCTTGTGTTTCTTCTCTTTCTTGTTTATTTTGGATAGCATCAATTTCTAACTGGTCAATCTCGTTTAATAATTGTGCCGTAAGTTTTAATAAATCGTTTGCTGCTTTCTCTTTTGCTTTTCCCTCTTGTTCAGTATTTTCTACTATTGTGGTAGTTTTGTTATTTGAGGTTTCAATTTCCTGTAAGGCAATAGCTTCTAAATCAATCCCACTTTCCAATAATGTTTCGTTTACATTTGCTAATTGTTGTTTAGCTATTGTTTCGGCTGATATACTTGCTTGTGCCTTTCTTATTCTTTCTACTAATAATTGTTCTGCGTCACTTAATTTAGTTACTTCATAAGAAAGATTGCCCGTTTGGGTTGTGCTCATTCCTATTGCACCTGCTTCATCCTTCAGAATATCTAAAATAGTTAAGGAAACGTCCTTTGATTGTTTTAGTTGTTTTAACCATTCCTTGTTACTCTCAATTCTTGATAGTTGGGTTTCAAACCTTAGCTTGTCGGCAAGTAATTCTTTCGCCTGTTCACTTTGTAGTGCTTGTCTTATTGCTATTTGTTTAACAAGTTCTGTTGTATTTAAAGATAAAGCACCAGTTTCCTTGTCTATATTAACAACCGACGTTCCAAACATATCAGAAAGTTCACCAGTAATTGTTGATAATCTTCTGCTTTCTTCGGTGGTTAAATTTGTTTTTTCGGCAAGGGACTCGTATTCGGATTTTAAATCATTTGCCTTTGATATATTTTTAGTATTTTCTTTAAATAGAACCTGAGTTGATTCTTTCGCCTTATCGGTTGCTGCCATCATAGATAATAGATTCGTAGTTATATCTATTATACCCCGTAGTGTTCCACCTATAACTCCTTGTCCATCTTCTATGCTTAAAATAAATCCCTCCCAAGCTGAATTTAATAATGTCAAAGCACCTTGCAAAGTGTTTAACTGAGTGTCTGCCATTTTCTTTGCAGCACCCCCCGCATTGTTTAATTTTTCCTCTAAAATAGCTGCATCTTCGCCAGTTTCAGCAAGGATAGTTCCCACGACTGCACCCCTCTTTCCAAACAACTCTAAAGCAGTTTTGTTCTTATCGGTTGAGGTGTTTATCTTTTCCATAGCTTCCTCAAACGTCAATCCTTGTTTACTTAGTTCTAAAAAGACGTTTCTCAATGATGTACCTGCCGTTGAAGCATCTACTCCCCTATCAACTAAAACGCCCAACATTGAAGTAGTTTGTTCTATATTTAACCCTGCGTTCTTTGCTACTGGTGCGACTGCCCTCATTGAAGTAGCAAATTTCTCCATATCTAAAGCACTTGAAGAAAAGGACTTTGCCATTACGTCCGTTACTCTTTGGGTTTCTTTAGCACTTAAACCAAATGCTCTCGTAGTTGAACCGGCAACTTCGGCTGCCCTTGCTAAATCTGTTCCTGTCGCTGCTGCAAGGTTAAGCGTGGCTTCTGTTGCGTTTAATATTTCATTTGTACTAAATCCCAACTTCGCAAACTCTTTTTGTAATTGACTGACTTCTGTTGCCGTAAAAGCCGTACTTGCACCTAATCTTTTTGCATCTTCTGAAAGGTCTGTTATTTCGTCACTTGTCTTTCCTAATACGGCTGCTAAATCTGCGTTGGCTTGTTCAAAATCTTTAAACACTCCTATTACATTCTTGACTAACATAAACGCTGCCATTACTCCAAGAAACTGACCTGCCATTCCAGTAAGTGCTTTTCTGATTCCCATAACAAAGCCAGAGGTCTTTGCCATTGTTCCATTTTGGATTGCAAGTGCGTTAGAGTATTGTTTGGTCTGAACTTTTGTCTTTTGGATTTGCCCTGTTAGTTTGGCATATTCCATCTGTTGTGCTCTGGTAAGTTGTTTACCCTGACGCATCTGTTTGTCTAACTTTGATTTCTGGTTCTTTAGAACCCCCATAGCGTTAGTCAATTCTCCAAGCCGTTGCCGTGCCTGACCTACATCTACTCTTACACCTAATACTTTAACTGATTCTGCCATTACTTAAGATATATTTTTTTAACTTTTTCGTTTGATTCAATAGTTACTGGTACTCTTTCTCCGCTTGTATTTATGATGTAAACTTCTCCACCATACAATGTTAAGTCGCCCTCTGAATCTACTCTTAATCCTGTTACTCTTTCGTTCTCTGTGCCTACTCCTATTGCAATTTTATCGTCTGTTATTTCTGGATAACTTCCTAAGAAAGTTTGATTGCTATATTTCGCAACGCATCCCTGACCAAGTGCCAAAGAACCAGAACCTTTTGCAGCTTTGTTGCCTGTTCCATTGTTTACTACCATACCCATTTTCTCAGGGTTACTTCCGTTGGGGGTTGTTCCGTCTGTGCTTGTTCCTTCGCTTACTATCTGTCTGCGTTCTTGTGGAAAGTCACCGCCCGTTGGGTCTGGAAAAGGTGGTGGACTCCAGCCAGTATCTATAACTATCTTTGTTTCTGTGTCGTCTTGATTATGATATTTCAATAACGTCACCTTTGTTAGTGGTTTAAAAGGACTATAATCACTTATTGTGTCAATAATCCAATACCCTTGTACTTCTTCTGGGTTGTTTAAGTATATCGGTTTACGTATGTCTAACGTCTGATAATCGTTAGGACTTAGATCAAAATATGCTTGTAATTGAATACCATCTTCTATTATGGTCATTGTCCTATCGTAATAGGTCTTAAACAAGCCATCGTCCTGTGCAAAACTCAATGAATAAGGTACTGAGTTTCCGAATACCTCAATAGGCAAAGCTGAAGGAATATTTGAGTAGTTTACTCCATCTACATTAATATAAAGCGTATCTCCATCTATTGTCTGTGTTCCGTGTTGGAAGTTTAGTATTCTCGGCTGAAAAGCAAGTGACTTGGGGGGGTGTCCTAACGTCGATTCATTCCACATTCTCGCAGTAATTCCGTAGTTTGTTGTGTTTGGATTTGCTACTGCTCTGTCATCGTGGATTATATAAGTAGGTGCTATTACGCTTGTTTCTAAGTTGTCTTGTCCTTTTGGAAATCTGTCAGGAAACGTATGTTTATAAGAACAATATAAGTTATTAGAATATACCTTCTGTTCGTTCCTCTCTGCTAAGAATTTATCGTTAGAATCTTCTGCATACTTAAATAATAAATCCCTTTTATAGTCGGTTATAAACTTAATCTTTTCTTCCTTGTCAATAGCTAACTTCTTAGTCCAATCTACGCCAGTTGTTATTGCTTGAAAGAAACTATCCCTTTCCTCTACGTATATTGTTTTTGTCTTGTTATCCGTGTACCAATAAAGATTGAATATTTTAGTAATATCTGCAAACAAATCCAGTACGTTAATATCAGGCACTACATCTGCTATCACATATTCCTCACCTTCGAGAATTTGTTTATTCATATCTATTAGTTCGAAATAAGAACCAAAAGGTTTGAATTTTATATAGTCATAACTTAAGGGGTCTGGCGTATAGTCGTTTTGACTATAATAATAGTGTGCTGCTTGTCCTGTTACTCCTGAGATAGAACCAGTAATTGTTTCTGGTCCAAACGCCACGTCGAACCAATCAAATTCAGGGTCTGGTGTTCCAGTATGCTTAATCTTAAGTCGTAATATCTGGTCTGTCGTAGGGGTTAAATTATCCCTTGCAGTTACATTTAATACTACCTCTGCCTGAAACCCCGTTGTTCCTCCAGTTATGGTTTCTCCATCTATAAAATTTCCTGTACTATTTGTTACTTTTATTACTGGTGGTCTGCCTAATAAACCTATTCTTGCTTGTACTTTGTCACCATTATTAAATTCATAATATCCTGATTCCCTTACTTCTTTTCCTGTTATAATAGAATACGGATAAATAGTATCTAACGCTGAACCATTTTTATATAAGAATACTCCCAACTGAACATTTGGTGTGCTTGATTGATAGGGGTCTAAGGTAATTCTAAACCTATACTTTCCTTTCTTAGAGATTGTGTATTCATTGTTAGTAGTGTCATAATTCCCACCAGTATCAAAATTATCACCAGTGGAATCGTCATCAAAAGCCAATAAAGAAACCAGTCCCTGTTGTCCTAAATTGTTTGTGTCGAGGTCGCAATAATAAGTCGTTACTGAACCTGACGAACTGAAAGATGCTCTGAATAGTTTGTCATCAACTACTGCCTGAGATAATTCGAACTTCTCACCTACAAACGGAAAGATTAACTGCTTGAAATCTGCCGTGTCCATAAACGCAGAACTTAAATTATATCCTACCTTATTTAAAGCCCTTTCCACTATTGCTCTGTAACGTAACGCAGGATAAAAATCTTCTGTCGTTAGGGTTGTTCCATTTTCATATTCTCCGTAACAAATCCAAGGGTAAATAATATCCCATCCATCGTCATAAGTTTGTGACCAACTATTAGCAATATTTGTATCACTATAAACAACAGAAGCAAATGGATAATTATAATCCAAGTCAGGTAATTGAGTTTCTGCAAGGTCGGTCATCCATTGGACGTTATCACCGAAGAAAGTCATAACATAATATTCCGTCTTATTCTTAACTTCAATATCTGTTATCTTTACATAACCTCTTTCTATTATAATGTCATCTACTAATACATTAGCCGTCTTGCGTTCTCTAAAGCCATCTACGACCTTTTGGTTGGTTGAGTATAGGTAATGTAGTAACTGATTATTTTCTTTCGTAGAAGGCACTTTAAACGTCTTTGAATAAGCACCGCCACGCTTAGAAATATTGTTCAAACTGGCTAATCTTTTGGTAAGCGTAAAAGGAAAATCCTCGTCTTTGCCTATGTCTATCGTTCCCAGAATATCATTATCCGTATCTCTTATTTCTAACTTAGTCCTCACCCTTTGTGTGTTATGCGTTCATTTGCTTTTATCAGCTTAAAGTTTGCTTGGAAGATTTTATTGCTTGAATTTAACGTCTTGACTTTTCTTGACGTTACAATAACTGGTACAAAAACATTATCCCCTTCGTCTATCCATACGTTGTTAGATATTCCTATCTGACTGAGCCACTCTAATTCTGCCTTTGTTAGAACCTTAGAAAATATCTCAATAGAGTCCTTGCCTGTTGTTTTTAGTATTGTATCTCCCCTATCTTGTACGGCATATCCTTGCTCAATTACTTTTTCGTATGTCCTTGAAGTAAATCTTAATTCTTCTCGTCTTTCAGCATTGAAGGTATAAGCATCTATTCCACCCAAAGGATTAACCCACTTTAACCTTAAAGCGTTATCGTTGCAATTATTATCTATTATATTATAGCGTAGGGTTTCTGATATTGTTGCTGCAAGAGAATCCACAACATAGACCAAAATGTAAGCCGTAGATGCAGTGAACGTACTGCCATCTATTAAAGTAATTGACGCTTTGTCTGTTGGTGATGAAGCTGCCGTTGTCGTTGCCACTAATACATCTGAACTATCATAAGAAGCAATCCTTGTTGTTAAAGTTACCTCGTGGCTCAGAAAATGTAATTGTGCCGTTTCTGTTCTTTCTAAGTTTAGCGTTCTCGGTGAGTGCGTTAAGAATAATTGAGTTGCCGAACTAAGAACGTATGCATTGATATTTTGTGTTTCTTCGTGCTGAAGTGCAGCATTTACCGCCCAGTGAAAAGAGGTTGTAAGGTCTGGTGTTCCTGTTCCATCTTCTTCCCAAGCAGTAACCAATAACCCGGCAGTCAAAACTACTTCGTATAATTCTAACTTAATCTTTACTTCTGAATTGTCTGCATCTATCGTTGAGTTTCCTGTAATTGATTCCAGATTTTCCGTTAAGTAATCCTGACAAACACTCTGAATATCAAAATCAAACGTCGCAGTTGTTCCGAATCGTGGGTCTTTGTCTATACTTGCCCTCTTTGTTCCATCAACATATACGTCTGCTATTACCCTTACTATTGTTGGACTGCTTGAATCTATTGTCCAGACAATAGGATTATATGCAGGAATAATAGTGTAAGGACTTGTTGTTATACTTAGTGCCATAATTTAAAATACCCATACTCCCCCACCACCAAAACCGCTACCACCTCCGTGTGTTTCTAATTGGTTGAAGATTTTACTAATTTGTTTATTCATTTTCCTTGTAGCGTCGGAAAACATTTCTTTCTCTATTTTTTTATTGTTTCTTTTTAACGCTTCTTTTATGAAACCTTTTCTCTTTCCTGTCTTTGATTTTTTAAAACTATTTGCAGTCGGCATACCGCCTTTCTTCCATACTGCTATCGTTGCAAATGCTGCTGCCTTTGGGTCTGGTGATCCCTTTTGTCTGAAGTATTCTATTAACGGCTTGACTGGTGGTCTTTTGCTTTTCTTGTGCCATTTAACGCCCTTATCTAAATAGTGAGCATATTTATTTCCCCATATCTCCACACCTAATCCGTCTGCCATTAATCTACCTTCAAAACTCTTAATCAATGAACCAGTATTCTTGTGTCCTTGATTTATTAATTCCTCTGACAAAGCAGCTATTAAAATTTTTATTAATCTATCCTTCATTAATAAGAAAATGTGCCAAGCGTACAACCGACGTTGCTTGACCTGAATATTAAACTATACTTAATCCCTACCAGTTTATCGTTATGAGAATTGCTTACATACGTTCCACCCAACTCTGTGTCATTCATTAACGTAAAAGCACCGCCAAGTCCTATTGTTCTTCGCAAAACTTCTGCAATGTATTGGTCGGCAATTATCTCAATATCTGAATATTTATTTTGTAATGTCTTTGTTTTCTTCTCACTTATTTTGTATATATCCCACACAATCAAATCAATAGAATACGTCTTTTCTTTTGGCAGGTAATTATTAAACGTATGGATATTAGAAGAAGTTAGTTCTGAGTTCAGTTGAACCATTGGATAGCTCTTTTCTTGGTCGGCATTTATATCACTTAGCAATCCAAAGTTAAAGCTACTAACTGAAGTAAAAGCCGTCGCTATTGTGCTGAGTTCATCTATTATTCCTTGTATGTTCATTGGTAAACTTTTAAGTCGGTTACGTAACTATCATTCATATAATGAGCAGGTACTATTGTTGTGTCTAATACTGCCTTAATTCCTAAACTTTTAACGTCCTCAAAGAAATACGAATCACTAAACGTGTTTGGATATTTAGGGTCTGTTCTAAAATCGAGTTCCTCTAAGACGTGCCTATGTATTAATACGCATCCCATCCCTGTTGCATATACATCAAAATCAACCCCGTAGCTTTCTTTTATCTCTCCACTAAATAAACTATCTCCAGTAGTTGGGTTTAATCTCATTCCTCTTTTGTCGTCATTCTCTGTTAGTCCTTGTAAACATAATCCTTTTGCTTTGTCCTCTGTTATGAAGTAAGAAAAGGCGTGTACCGGATTCTCAAAAGACATTAAATACTCTAATATGTTAAGCGGAACAAAAACATCTGTTTCTAATAAAAACAACCATTCGTAACCATCAATTAAAACCTTCTCCCTAATTAGGTTCTGACTTCTTGTTATGTACTCAGTAGGCGTTCCGTATGGCTCTATTCTCTCTGCGTTTAATCCTAACTTCCACAATCTTTGAACGTGGTTTTTATCCTTAGAAGTATCGACAATAAAGTTGTCGTAGTTGTGATATGTAAAGGACTGGACTTGTCGAGCATATAAGGAAATACAATAATCCTTTTTATCGCTTGTTGGTGCTGCTACTAATATGCTCATTCTGTAAATCTGTTTCTACCTTTTCTGCCATTGCAAAGTAAAAAACCTCGTATAAATTTGACCTCTCTACGTCCTTAATACTCCTACCAAACACCCCTGACTTAGCTATGTTTTTGGTCATTATGTACCAACCATATCTCGTACCTTGTCCTCCCCCTTTAAAGAGGTCGCCAAACCATTTACATACTTTCCCAGATGCTCGGTTAAAAAAAAATAAGCACCCCAAACCTTGTCCATAGGTAGGTCTTTAAATACTTCTACCCTTTGCATAACTTCTTCCTCAATGTAATCAGAAACCCTACGCTTTTTCCACCACAAAAAGCCACTCTCTTTGATTGGTCTGTAAAGTATTGCCGTGAGTAATGGTAAAGCCGTGAGGTCGCCTGATTTTAATTGATTAATCTTAGTCGTGAGTTGTGCTGATTCTATGAACTCTCCGTAACTACTTTTAGCCATTTCTTTTGTCTGTCCGTTAAGTAGTTTCTCTGCTTCAGGCAAACCATACTCCACGCCCTTGAAAGTTATTGTCGGCTCTATAAAGATGTCATCTTCTGACGCTGAACCCATAAAGATTTGAGTTGCTTGGTATAACATCTTAACGTCGTCAATCTTAAGTTCATAGTTGTCAGGTATCTTAATCCAGTAACCTATCCACTTTCTATAAAACTTCCAATTATCTATCTGGTCGTCGTCTGTGTATTCCTGTTCCTTATTCTCAAAGGTGACTAAACGTAACTTCTCCGGCATATCATTTAAGAGTTTATCACTCTCTATGATTTGTCCTAAAGTAACGTCCTGCCAGTGTATAGGCATATCAAACTCCTTACCATCCAGTTCAATCTTCATACAAACAACTTCGCTAATCGTGCAATGTCAATAGACGCTTTGTTTAATCTTTGTGCCGTTCCTCCTGATTGTGAAATAGCTTGTGCTTTATACTTAGCTGCTAATCCGCTTAGTTCCTTGTGTGCATCTGCAAAGATACCTTCTCTGCCTATTACCTTTGGTTCTGCTTTTTTCTCTGCTTTTTTCTTAGCCATAATAAATTTTTTTAGTTTTTCAAAATTAATACAAATATTTTTTAAATCGAAACCGAGATACGTTTTTTATTAACATCAAAATACATTCGCATCATTAACGTATCAGCGTAATCAGGTGAACGCCCTAACAAATCTTTTATCTTTTCTTTAGGGATTACGTTCACTTTATTATCTCGGTCTGGGTCTTTCTGCTTTATAACTTCCAGTTCTTCGGTAATTCTCTCCCTTGTTTCACTATCACATTCTACTGCTATTGTCCTTTGATTTACTCGTTCAGCAAGACGAAAATAACATTGTGCCTTTAAGTTTTGGTAGTTTTCTCTCTCTCCTTTGACCTTATGAGGGGTGCTATTATTAACAAATCCCTTACATCGAAGTATGTCTTTAACTCCACCACCTAACCCATCTTCATCTACTACTATCTTACTGCGTGGTATGTTATGTCTTTTGCTCATTTCTTTTATTAAAGTAGCTGAATCCGTTATGCTCGATTGTAAGACACTTTGTACCTCAATAACCCTATACCCTTGCCAAGCCATTAGAATCGTCTTATCCTTGCCAAAACGTGCTATATCAGCCGTTAAATAGTTTCCTTGTCCGTTGGCTTGATTAGTGAATAGGTCTGTTATTGCGTCGTAGTCCATCAGCTTTGCCGGGTCGTCGTCATACTCCCAGTTTCCGTATAGTAATCTTTCCTTTTTATTTTGGTCTTTAAGTCCTTGTAAGGATTCTAAATACCTGCTCTCAATGTATTGATTGTCTTGAACAAGTGCCTTAATAAAGGCGTGGTCTTTAGGTAAGATGTTTTCCTTGTCTGGCTTATAGAAGGTATGATAAATCCAATTCTTTTTAGGGTTTGAGGTTATGAGAATCTTCCCCAGAGTATCATATTTGTCGTTTAAGTGTCTGCCTATTCTCGTCTTTAGAATATCAAACGCACCAAAGTCCACCTCTCCACCTTCTTCTATCCATCCTCCTGTGTATTCTACTGAGCCGTATCTTTCGTATAAAGGGTCTGAGGGTAGGTATTTGAGGTCTAATAAATCAACCCTTGAACCATTAAAGAAATCAAAGTAGTGGTCTGAGCCGTTATACTTAAACATCTGACCTGACGTTACTCCAAAAGGGTCAAACATATATTTAAAAACTTTGAAGAAAGTAACGAAGGTTGAATCCCTTAATCGTTTTAGTTCTTCCCTGCCTATGAACCATCTTGTTTCTGGATAAAAGTAACACCTTGTTATTAACCATTCACACCCTAACCAAGATTTCCCACCCCCTGCACCGCCACCAAATAGGATATACTTCGTCGTGTCGTCTAATAGCTTTTGATATGCTAAGTCCTGTTTTAGCGTTGGTCTTATTGTCGGGGTGACTTTCACTCTGGCTTGACATAATTAAAACCGGTTATTTCTATTGCATCCCCATCCTTTCCTGTAATCTCCTGACGTTCTACATATCCCCTGTTCTTTCCTTTTGTCTTTAAGTAAAAGATAGTAGATGCCGTATTGCTATCCTTGATTTGTTGGTGTAGCTGAGATTCAGCGAAGTCAAGAACTACGTTATCAACGTCTTTAACTGCTTTTGCAAAGTCCTTATCTTCATTGAAGTATTTATAAAAGGTGCTTCTATCAATGTCTACTATCTTACAGGCAGTGGTCACAATTCCAAGCGTTTTTTCCAGTGCTACCAGAAGTGCTTTTTTAGTTTGTTGGATTTTGTTGGTTTTCATATAACTAATTTAAACGCAAATTAATCTATTTGGTTGCTATTTTGTTACTATTAATTCCTCTTTATTATATTTCTCAAATGCTTTCAAGGGATAGAATATTAAAGAGTTTCTATGTCCTTTTTCGTTCTCTTGTTTAATTGGTGTTACTCCGTGTACGTTCCTCCAAGCGGGGTAAACTAATATAGAGTTGTCGCACTGGTCTATACAAACATCATAGTCAGGGATATAAAGATTACCACCAGTTGAATACTTGCGTTTTGTTATTATTACATTTATCGTTTCTTTTAGGTTTCCTGCGTCTCTATGGAAAGGTGCTGATATGTTATAATTTGAAATGCTGCTTGTAAAGAGGTTTCCAAATCTAAATTCTTTTGGTGTTTTTAATAAAATTTCTTTTTGTTTCTTATATTGTTCTGGTAGTATCTCTTTAATCAATTTTTCGCTTTCTGCACTTGCTAATAGCATAGCTTTAATAAAAGTCCTTGCAGTTTTTACACTATGAACGCTTGATATGTTTGGGTAAGGTCTTCGCATTAATTGTTTTGGAGGAATTGCACCCAAAATACAACTCATTTGTTCAACATCAATAGACATTGCCTCTTTTAAACTTTTACCCATTTGCAAAGCCCTTAATTTTCCTGCCCTTGCCATTTTGCTTTTAGGTACATTATCACTCTTAAACTCATTGTTTGCAATCTCAATATATTGTTTTAAATTTCCCTTTATTTTCCTAATAAAGAACCCTATTGGCTTTCCATCTGCCATAAATATACAATCCTCTTTTACGTTCGGCTCAATATCTTGGCACTTTTGACCTATTTTTATTTTATGTTCTTTTTCTATTAAATTTACTTTAATCATAACAATAAACATTTGCACAGGGAGGAAACCACGATTTCTGCCAAATGACATAAGCGTCGTTATAATTTGGTGCTTTTACATTTTTATAGACCTTTTTCAGCTTTTTGACTATATTCCTGTATCTTGTTAAGCTTTCATCTACGTCAAAACTCCATTCAAATACCATCCTTTTAGGATAGATAGCAAGGTTTTCTAATATATCCATTTCTGCACCCTCTATATCCATTTTAACTAATGAATCAGTTTTAATAACTTCTTCAAAGTGAATACAATCTACATTGAATTTTTGGTTTCCCCAGTTCTTATATAAGCTATTCCTCCAAACTTGCATATTATTTCCAACATACATTACCATCTTTTTTCTGGTCGTTGCAACAATAGCTTTTTGGTGTATATTGGCATTGTAATTATTTGCTTTCAAATTCTTTTCTATCATTCTGCAATTAAAGGGGTCTGGCTCATATATATCGACAGAACTACCTTTATTTAATACATTTAATGCAAATGCACCCACGTTACCACCTAAATCTAACCAGTGTTCACCAGAGTTTATTTTAAAGTATCTTTTTTCATAAACATTCCTTATAATTACTTCATCAAAGGTCTTTTTATCTGATGTTCCACTTCTTGCTAAAAAATTAATTTCTTTATGTTTAAATTTCTCTATTTGCACTATAATTCCTTTTGATTGTCTAATAAGTGTTGCAATAAAATCCCCCCAATATACGCACCTGCTTTTCTGTATTTTGATACCATTTCTACGGCTTGTTCATAGTCAGCAGGTTCAAATTCAATCTGTATTGCTTTTTTAACTCCATTTTCCATACCTGTTAGTTCTTCGCCTAAATCAGTATCGTCAAGTATTGAATAATCAACATTCTCTGGAAAATTCCATTCCTCAAAACCCCACTTCACAAGGTCGGTAGAATCAAAATGTTCTGTAAGTGCAGCCCAGTCCCATTGACCAGAGTTTTTGTTTAGTCGTATATTTAATTCCCTTTCTTTTTCTGGGTTAAGATTAACTTCTATTGTAGGGATTTCTTTATTACCCATTTCCTTCCAGACCTTTGTCCTTTGGTGTCCACCTACGATAATATCTTTTCTGTCTTTGTGGGTGTTTACTATTACAGGGTCAACTATTCCGAATCTTGTCAAAGAATCTTTAAGCTGCTGGTGTTGGTCTGGGGTTAGTTCTCTGGGGTTATATTCAGCAAATATAAGTTCGCTGATGGGTCTATCTTTTATCTTCATTTGACAAAGATAGTTATTTTTTTAAAACCTTAATCTTATCGTTATACTCATTTATTAACACTTCAAACTCAAATCTTCCCATCTTAGAAATGTTATTCTTTTTAATATCTAAGTGTTGTAATATTTCCTCTCCGTACTTTTTAATTAATCCTTCTCTATAACCTTGTATATTTCCAGATAGGTGCATATTACAATAGATACATTGTCCATTGACGTTCTTTTCATCATACCTTACAGACATATATCTTCTGCTCCAATAGTGACCTGCGTTGAACTGACTTAGAGGTTTTGTCTTTTGGCAAGATATACATTTAAAAAACTCTTGTCCTCCATCCCTTAGCTTGATAAACTTCGAGAATAATCGGTCTAATTTCTTTTTTAGTTTTGAGGTTGTTAAGGTACTCTTCTTTTTCATTATATCAAAGTAATGTTAATTGATTTTCAGCATATCTATATTCAACCTCTTTTAAGTTTTTTATTGCTTGTTTATAATAGCTATCTTTTAATTCAATTCCAATAGCTTTACGACCTAATGAAACAGGACTATAAACCTCACTACCAACGCCCATAAAAGGCGTTAATACTATTTCATTTTTATTAGTGTATAATTCCACCAATCTATCAATAACATCTAATTGCAGTGGGTGTACGTGCTTTTCGTCATCTTCATCTTTACCCTCTTTAAATTTTAAAACCTCATCTATTCTAATATCATCCCATACGCTGGATGCATATCTTTGCCATATAATATGACTTAGTTTATTAGTTTTTGGATCTTGATGGTCTTTGTATTTCTTTTTTAAATCATCAAGAGAACCATATTTTTCAACCATTTCAGGCAATATCGGATTTGCACCTGCATAATATTTGAATCCCTCTGGATGCGTTACAGGAGTTTCATTTTCTCCTTTCATTTTGAATATTAGAATATAATCAGGCATAGCCGTAAAACATTCAGTAGAATCCTCTACGATTAATTTATGCATTAAAGATCTTACCATTGTACGCATCCTGACTTTTAGTGGCTCTTTCCAGATCGTTATTTTATTCCTATATCTAAAATCAAATTTTTCGTGCAATTTTATTATCTCATTTGGAAAATCCCATAATTGCCCTGACTTGGAATTCATTATATCCGTACAATGAACGGCTGTAATCCTGCCTGGTTTTGTTACCCTTGCAACCTCTTTTATTAGGTACTCATATTGTTGCAAAAATTGATCTTTTGTTTCACAATTAGAAAAATCATTTTCTGAGCTGGAATAATTATATAACCCTGCAAATGGTGGTGAATACACGCTAAAATCTATGCTATCATTATCTAATGTTGGCAAAACGTGCATACAATCACTATTATAGATTGCAAATTTATCTGTAATTAATTGGTCTTTTGTCATTGTTTCTTAGTTTAAAAAATTAGGTATTTCTATTGATTTATCGAATTCTTTTTTATTGTCAATATAATTTGAATTTAAGGATGCATTTAATTTATTAAATAGTTCATTAGCTTTATCTGCTTTTGCTAATAATCCATCTAATACCCTTTTTTGACCATCTGAAAATATAAGATCAACAATTACATCTGATGTTTGTCCGAACCTCCAGAATCGTCTAATTGATTGATAATATTGCTCATAGGAAAATGTTGGAAAAAATGTAGTATGATTACAATGTTGCCAATTTAATCCGAATGCTGTCATTTTTGGCTTTGTAACTAATTTATTTATTTCTCCATTATAAAAAGCTAATAAGATTTCCTCTTTTTTATCTATGTTCATACTTCCTTTTATTTCGTGTACATCTTTATCCATTTGGTTTATCAATTCGCTTTCCTTATTTAGATTGCACCAATAAACAGAATAATTATGGTTGCTTGAAAGTTCAAACGCTTTCTCACATCTTTGTTTAATTGTCAATCTCTGTTCATCCCTAACCTCTGTTAAACGGCGAGCTATCTGATTAAATAATTGCACTTGTCCATTTACTACTAAATTTTCTTCATTTTTTATAGAATGATAATTTGTAATTAATTCTGGCAATTTATGTTTACTATCATCAAATCCTAAATCAGATGGTTTTCTCATTGAGATTGACCATCCACTAACCCAATCAAAAAAACTCTTTTTTGCGTGTCCTTTTAATATCCATTTAGTTCCTATATTCATCGGATTTATAGTGTCCTCATTATTTGTAAAAAATTTCGTTAGCATATCAGTATATCCCATATATCCCAACGCCTCAGAGCTTGTACCTAATTCAATAAAATCATTAGGGCTGGGTGTTGCTGTAAATAAATATCTATATTTTACCCTTTTTAAAAATGATGTAATTTGTTCCCTAAATGCACCCTGAAAATTTTTCAATATGCTGCTTTCATCTAATATTACACAATCAAAATCATTAGAATTAAATTTATCTAACCTCTCATAATTACATATAACAATATCAGATTTATAATTTCCATCTTTTGAATATTCAATACTACCTATGTCAAATTTTTCCGCCTCTTTTATAAATTGAAAAGCTACTGCCAAAGGTGTTATTATCAATACAGGTTTATTTGTTTTCCATGTGTAGTTTCTGGCAACCATTAACTCAATAATTGTTTTGCCTAATCCAGTATCTAAAAATACGGCACATCTGCCTTTTTTTACGGCATATTCTAATACATATTTTTGAAAATCAAACATATCATCATTAATAATATTTGGATTGAATCCGTAATTATTGGCTGTATGTTTTTTACTCTCTAAAAATTCACTATACTTCATTTTAATTTATTTTAGTTTATTATAAATATTCCATAATTTTTGATCTTGCTGCAAATAATCATCTAATCTGATTCGACCTTTTGATGGATTAATTAAATGCGAATGTACTGATGTATGGTTTTTATATCCCAGATAATCCGCTAATGGTTTTAATTTTACATCCGTTTTTTTAATAGCCAATGCGATAAATAATTTCTTTGCCTCTGATTGGTCCTTTGTCCTGGTTGGTTTCATTATCAATGTAATATCCAGTTCCCTTTGAACATCTATTTTTATTTTATTTAATTCATTCATAACTTTGATTTTTTAATCCGTTCATACTACACCTAACAACGTATAAAGTGCATTAAAACGCACCTTATACAATGCGTTGTAAGTAATACTACGCTCAACAACGTATAAAGTGCATTAAAACGCACCTTATACAATGCGTTAATATATCCAATAAATTTGTGTATTTCTTCCCTCTCGCTGAACTCTGTTTGTTTTCGCATAATCTTCCACTGCCAGTAATATTCATAACCTAAATTGTCTAACGAAGTAATATTAAACAAACACAAATCATCTTCTGTTCCCACTACATAAATAAAATCTCGGTTCGTCATCTTGGCATACTCTCGGTTAAAAGTGTACTTACTAAATTCAATCATCATATCAGGATAATATATGTTTCTATATTTAATCTCCATTATATAATTCTTGTTATAAGCGTCAAAATGACTATACTGATAATTAGATTCTTTTAAGTCCAATTTATAATAATCATTTATTCGGTTTAATATTTCCCTTTCTTTTTCTTTCATCTAAGACGTTTTATTGTCATTGTAGGGTATTATACCACTTTGCTATTAAAAGCCCTTTAAAAGCCGTTAGAACGTGTTTTAGGGCTATTTAGATAGTTCAGTTATTAATTCAAATTGTTCATTTATAAATTTATGTACTTCGTTTAAATTCTTACAATGTTGTGTTAAGATTTCCTTCTTTTCACTTCTTGACTCTTTTGCTAACACCTTAACGGCTTGTGAATCTCCCTTAATAGCTTGGTGTCTTATCTCTAAGTCAGCAATGACGCTTTCAATCGCTGAAGTAATTGCCTGTCTTTTAAAAAATAAATTCATTGGTATATAGTTTTATTAAACGAATCCTTGTGGTAAAATCTTTGAATATCTTTGTCGTAAAAAATACTTTCTTCACCCCTCAATCCTACTTCTTTTGGTTTTGCTTTTTGAATTATTACTTTCATTTCATTATTTATATTTCCATCTTCATCTACGATTTTTTCACGATAACAACATATTATCGTCTGAGCTTTATTTGCCCACTCAGCACCCCCTGCTAAGTTGTAAATCGTTGGTGCGTCATAAGTGCCAGATGTATTCTTTTTTAACTGATGCGGATGTATTACTATAAAGATATGCAATTTATATTTCTCTGCTTTCTTTCTTATTTTGCCAAGTTGATAAGCTAAGTATATATCTTGCCGTCCTCCGTATGCTTCAAAGTTATGTTCTAATTCATTCCAAGGGTCTATCGAGAAAGTATTTATTCTTGTTTCAAGTAGGGTGTTATCAATACATTCGTGGATAGTATCTAAATCCTTCTTGTCTGAATCTAACAGAAAAAAATGTTCATTTACTTGATGAAAGGCTAACTCCCAGTCCTTCTCAGTAGCATCTTGTTCTGGCTTATTTAATAGCTTTCTTTGTAGTTCGTAAACTATCCTTGCTGATGTTCCTGTTTCTGGCGATTCTATAAGATGTTTCCATCCATATAATTTAGTCAATCGTATTAAAATCTCAAAGTGAAACTCTGTCTTTCCGTGTCCCGGTATGCCTGTTATGTAAGTAGTGCATCCCTGCTTAACTCGATAAATGTCATCTAACTTTCCAAGCTCTAAGCGTTGCCCTTCATTAATTCCTTCAGATCTTAGCTTTAGGGCTTCGTTGTAATGTTCTTCTGCTTTAGTAAATCCTTCCATTAGTTATAAACTTGATTTTTCATTTTTCTTGCTTTTTGTGGCTCGTCATCCCACCGCTTTTGATTTAGATAGGTTTGAGGATTAGGTATAAACTGACCATTATCTTTAGTCCATTGGTCACTAAGAATTTGCCAATCTAACGCATCTGATATTTTATCTTTCTCTGTCTTACTAAGTTTCTTCCACGAACTGAACGCAGCACCCTTTCCTGTCTTTTTAGGGTATTTAGTCCAAAACTCAATAAAATCAGCCGTATATATACTATTATTATCTTCTCTTATCTTATCTAATTGCTTAAGGGGTGCTTTAACCTCGCTTAAGGGTGGCTTAAGGGTGGCTTGTTTCTTCTTCTTTAACCATCCTTTCTTCCCTGCATCAGAAAGTACCTTTTTACGTTTTGTTATTTCATTGAATTGTATATCCAGAAAGTCGATACATATTTCTTGGTCTTGTATTTTTAAGATATTGTTTTCGGTCAATTCCTTAATTAATTCTGGTTCATTGAATCTACCCTTTAATTGCTTTAAAGTTAATTCGCAACCTTTAATCCAATAAATACATTTTATATTTTCAAATAATCCTTGAGCAGCTAAAGAACACATTTGTATATCCCCCGCAAGATGTTCGGCTGGTTCAAATTGATAATATGGTAATTGTTTTGACATCTTAATAAAAAAAACCCCTCACAAAAATAGTGCTTAACAGGTATAGAGCTACCTACTATCTCTGGTGTTGGGGTATATTTTCATTTTACTCTATTTAGAATGTTAAGCTGCGATAAAATTAATAAAATTTTTTATTCTTCCAAAATAAACTTCACCTTATCTATTTCTACCATCTTAATCTTTCCCTCTGCTGCCATTTGATAGATTCTCTGGGGTGTTTTCTTTACTTTTAAAGAGTAGTTTTTTATCGTTATTAGTTTTCTCATTTTCTGTCAGGTAAATTATCTATAATATATTGCTTTCTTCCATTGGTAAAGAACCATCCAAATTTTCTGTTAAACCAGTTGTTAAATTGTTTCAGCTTTTTCATTAATAAAATCCATTAAGTTCACATTCAACTTCTTGGCTCAGTTCATCTGTTCCAAGTCCTAAGTCGTCAGCTATTTCGTTTAATACTTTTTCGTAAAGGTCGTTAAATTCGTGGCTCTCCATTGAGCCAAAAGATATACTTTTAGGCAACCATATAGTACCTTTGTCCGTTTCTATGCTCTCATAAAACCCCGCTTTCATCTGCATCACATATCTATAATGGTCTTTGTTTTTGTACCTTTCCTGATTCTCAAACCCTAACTTAATCAAAGCAAAATACTTCTTATGAAACTCGTAGTTTCTGGGGTGTTTTAAAGTTGCGATTCCATCCCAGTCCAAAGGCAAAGATTTAAGTTTTTCTTCATCCTCTGAATTGAGAGGTTTCAACCCTCCTAAACTTTTATACATATTAATTTTCACTGAAAGTATCTATTGCTTTTTCAAGCTGATTAAACGCTTCATCGTGGCTCATAACGTAAACTATTTCCGCTTTCCATTTAAGGTCTTTCCCTATTACTTTACTGAGGAAATTAGCAACTGCTTCAGCCGTTTTCTGTTCCTTTAAATAGAAGGACTTATTCTTAATTTCTTTGGGTAATTTTTTACCTTGTGGTGTTAGTTTATATATTTCCATTTTCGTTAATTTAGTAATAGTTTCGTCATTTTAGTAATACTCTTTTAATTTCTTCAAATGCTTTTAACTCAGCAGGGGTGTGTTCCTTTTTAGTTTGTTGTTCAGTATAAAGCTGCATCTTAAAACTTTTACGCCACTCCTCGTACCATCTTCTATGCTCTGCACAGATGCCTTTGAAGAACAAAAGAAAATGCATTCGCTTCTTACCGCAAACTGGACATTTAGTTCTTTTCATTTTAAAATGGTAAACCCTCTGACTTGTCCTCTGGTTTGTCCTCTTTCTTTTGCGTTGGCTTTTCTGGTTTCCACGTATCAATAGAAATACTGACATCTTTTCCGTATTGATCTTCTTCTTTTAAGTTGATATTTATTTTCACAAATCTCGAACCCTTAAATTCTTGAATATGGTCTTTAATTTTATCAACATTAATTGTGGCTTTCATCCACGTGTCGCTTTGTTTTTTACCACTTCCGCAGTATGCTTTTTTCTTTTCCATTTTTAATAGTTTAGTTGGTTAATATAATCTTGACATTCTTTTACTCTTTGTTTAATCTGTTCAATAGCTTCATCATCTTTAGGAATATCGAACACCTTTATTTTGTGCTTTTCTTCAATATCCTTATAAGTCATTTTATGAAGAAACTTGTTGTAAATCTCGTCTGTCAGTTTCTCATAACCCCATCTTTTCGCATAGCTAAACGCCTCTCTTTCTATTAGATGCTCTGGTGTGTCCATTAGGGTATATATTAACTTGAAATGATTTACGCCAGTAAGGTGCATATAAACCTGACCTTGCCAATAATAATCCGTATTTGGCTTTCCTCCAAAAAGTGGAAACGTGCTAAAATCCCAACTATTTTTGACATCAACTATAAACTTTTTAGTAATAACATCCGGCGTTCCAGTCATAAAGTCGTCCTTAAAATGTTTCTCGTTTTTCAACATCAGACCATCAAAACCTAAATACCGATTAACAAAGTCAATAGATTCATCTTCCATTATTAAACCCTTTTCCATATACTTGCTTGATATCTCTTTCTGTCTGCCGTATATCTGCTCCTTGACCCATTGTTCAAGGTATGAGGTGCAGGTCTTAGAAAGTTCTCCTTTTTTACGTGCGTTGGTCATTATCTTACCACAGGCACTTGCTCTTATTTTAAACATAATAGTTTTTCGTTTTTAGGCGTTAGCTTGAAATGTTTTTTAATATCCGTTATTGCCACTTCTCCGTTTGACAATGATACTTTTGCACCCTGCCATTTTTCGTGCTTTGGAGATAGTTCTGGCTTTTCTTCTTTCGTATCAGCGTCTTTCGTGTCGTCTATTGCAAGAAGTCCAGAGATTGCATACTTGGCTGCATAACTCGAACAACTGCCTGTTAGCTGACTATCGTCCATTCCCTTTTTTGATTCCGGCTCTCTTGCAAACCCCTTAGACATTGCAAGGACTTCGCCATCGTCTATTAAAGAAACGACTGCTTCAATATAATATCTGTCACCTATACAGATTGGTTGATAGGTAGTGTTAATATATGCCGTTCCTAACAATGGCTTTATAGCTTCAAGTATATCCTCGTAACTTCTGTAAGCAAATCCACCGAACTTATTAAACTGGTTCTTTGGTGCTTTTAACTTTTGTTGCAAGTCAGATACACTTACTTTCTTTTTCATTGGTTTTTTCTTTTTCATTGGTTTTTTCATTTTGATTGGTTTTTTCATTTTGATTGGGTTTTAATTATTATTTATTTAATTCATTTAAGCATTCTTTTAGTAATTCGTGACACTCTTTAAGATGCCATTCGAAAGCTGCACTTGTTTTCTCGTAAAGATGTTCTCCTTTATAAAGGTTCTCCAGTTTATCCAGATGCTCCTTAGAAGTGTGCTGAATCATTACTGATAATCTGTTCTTTAGGTTCATAATATTAGGTTTTATTCATTTTCAAGTAAGTCCTCTAAACTGGGGTCATAAGGATTTCCGTTGCCTAATAGTTGGCTGAATCCATACTTTCCATAAGCGTTATAATTTGCTTCTTGTGAAGTTCCGCTTACTGCTTCATCTACTAAATTTTGTGCTTCAGATATTAGTTCTATTGCTTGTCTTATTAGTTCCTTTTTCATAATATTAGGTTTTAATTATTGATTTTATTTGGTTTAAATATTAAGGGGTGTCATCCAATCATTTTTCAGAGTTATCCAGTTTTACAAGAATCGAGCTTGTCATCCTATTATGTTGCCTGACTCACCCCCCAATACTTAAAGAACAATTTTAAATTCTTAGTACAAATTTAAAGTAATTATTTTAATAACCAAACTTTTTCTTACTTTTTTTTTAAAAAAAATCACTCTACCAGATTAAAAAAAATTTATATTTTAAATAATTTTAGTTTATATGCTTGTTTATTATAGCGTATTTTAAGGCGTTTTAAGGCATTTTGTTGTATCTCTAATCTATGATATAGCTTATCGGAATAAAGTATCTTAGATAGCTTTAAAATGAATATACGGGTGTCTTTAATACGTGCTTCTTCCAAGCTGATTAATAGAAGTAATTGCTCTAAGGTTTCCAGTTCCTTTTTCATAGCTTGATTATTTTATAATCTTGTCCCCTATTCTTATTCCAGAGATTAATTAAAAAGATTGCCGTTTCTGTATCGAATCCCCACTTTCTTTGCAAGGCACGTATTCCGATTCTGTTCTCAGCGTGAAGAATATCCAGATACTTAAATACTGCTTTCTCTACGTCGGTTGTGGTTCTCTCTCTCATTTCTTAAAGTTTTTAGGGTTGTGTTTATCTAAGTCAATAAAGGGCTTACCATCTATATAGGTTGGTACTATCCTTTGTGGCTTTAACATTTGATATACTTCTACTGGACTTAAGCCAGTCATTTTAGCGAAGGTTTTGGGTGTTACGAGTGTTTCCATTAGTTAGTGTTTAAGTCGAAGTAATCATTTTCGTCACGCTCTATTTGTGGCATATTACTTTCGTGGTTAAAAATTGCTTCAAAGATGTCAAAAGAATATCTGTCTAATAAGTGAATAATGTCCTTTCCTTTGTAGGTCATTTCAGTTACTATCCGATCTTCATAAGTGACTTCGATTTCAGCTTCATCACCCCACAAGTCGAGTTCTTCTTGTTCCATTATGAGGTCTATTTTAATTGTCTTTTCCATTTCGTTTAGGTTTTATTTATTGAGTTTTTCTATACCTTCTGTATCTCCAAATCCCCTCCAAATCTTCTGGTGTTTGTCATCTATTAAAACTATTTCTAATTTTTTAAAGACATTATGATATTGTTCCTTGTTTTGGTCGTTTAAGTCAGAGAGAATATGAGCAGAGCCTAAATATTCGCCTGTATCATAATCTAAAATTGGAGCATCTTTAGATAAAAAATATTTACCATCATAAGATTGTAAAGCATAAATATTATTATCTGAATCTCTGATTATTAAAATATATTTATTCATACCCATTAATAAATGTCCTATAATATCAAGGATTTTATAGCATATTGATTTGAATATTTTAGTAGGAACTTGGCTTTCGGACATTCTGCCTATTATACCAGTATATTTAGGAAATCCCCCTAATATAGTAATGCCTTCATCCTGTAAAAGAATCGGTGTTTTTAATAAAAAATATTGTCTTGCTTTCATTTTTTTAGGTTTTAGGTTTTGTTAAAATTAATTTTATTTATATGTTAATCTTACGTTACAATTTTTGCCCTCGTAAACAATTTCCCATCCATCTAATCTCGGATAGACAAAATTCGCCATCGTCTGAGTTGGAGAAAGTAAATTTATCTGCGGAAAAAGTCGCCTATGACTTCTTTGGTAGTCATTAATTAAATTATCAAACTCTCTCTCCGTATTCAAGTTTATTACAATTTCATTATTACCCTTATTGTAATCTTGCTGCGTAAAGGTCAAGGTTGGGATTTCTATTGTTGTCATTTTCTTAGGTTTTAAAAATTATACAATTTGCATTACGTTATTAAATTTCTTTTGCTGCTCTAAATAACTTGATATTCTTTTCTCTAAACTTTTATAGTTGGCTGAGTTTGTATGACCATTCTTAGTCCAAATATCAAGTAGGTCACTTTCTTTTTTAATTAGTGCTTTAAGCGTGTTCTGTGTGTGAATCTCCTTATATCCATACTCACCTTCTATCTCCATAACCTTTTCATCGTGGTACTTGTTTATAAAGTCAATCAAATTAAAGGTTTCAGTATTCGTGTCAGTATTATCTCCATTCCAACTAACTTCTGACACTTCTAAAGTATTGTAAGCGTTTAAGGTGTATCGATACTCAGTATCTCCGTGTGCATTATGGCTTTCTGTAATTTCAGCGTTATAGTTTGCTCGAAGGAACGCTTCTATATTACCGCCCTTGCTATTGGTTTTATATCCCTCACCAGTTCCTGTGCGGGTTTCTATCATATTATAAAAATAGTGTGCAGCACCTTCCTTATATCCGTCGTGGTGTATGTAAAAGGTCATTTCTCTATTGTAATCTGTGATTTTATATGTTGCTCTTGTGCTCATTTTCTTGGGTTTTGGTTATTGTTTTAATTTTGTTAGTACAAATATAATACACTTTTAAAGGAATACCAAATAAAAAAGTAATTATTTTTAAAAAAACTTTCTCTACCAGATAGAAAAAAAATAAAAAAAATAATTAAAAATAAGAAAAAGACATAAAAAAACCCCCCAAATCCTAAGACCTGAGGGGTTAAAACCCAATCTATAAACTACAAATATACTAAAATCCTAACAAGGTTAATAGCTCTGCTGCCGTTTCCATATCTATCTTCCCAAGAATAACCGCCCATACTACTGAACCGCCTATTAAATAGAAAGCTAACTTCAGCACCTTCTCCTTGTCGAACTTAGATTGTTTTAATTCCTTAACCTCTTTTACTATTCCAGAAAGCGGCAAAGGTTTCAATCCGCTAACAATTACTGACTTAATTAAATTTATGGGTATCTTCATTTTGCTCGTATTAGTTCATATTTAATGCATTTCTTTCCTTTTGTGTACTCGTAATAAAACCGCAACCACGCTGCACCTAATGGTTTAGGTGGTCTGCCTTTTTCTATATGCCATCCCCCTTCTCCGTTTCTATATTCATCTTTATAAGTAGGTAGGCATACGTGTATCTGTTCGTCTTGATATGGCTTTCCTTTAATCGTTAATCTTGCTCTTTGGTAAGTAACTCTCCATTCTTCGTGTATGTGTCCACCTACAATTATATGTGCATCAGGTAAAAAAGTAGCCCTTCTATTAGCTTGTATAACTCCCTTTGTTACTGGTCCGGAACCACCAGCACCATGATGATACCAAAGATTATAAGTTTCTCCACCTCCTGTACCTCCGCCTTTTCTTGAATCTCTAAATCTAACCTGCACCCATCCAGAATACCCACCAGAAAAAATGCTACTTCCTGTTTCTTTATTTAGACCATAAATCAATCGCTGATTAAGGTCTATTTCTTGTCTTTTTAAGATGCTTGTTTCGTGATTACCTTTACCCAAAAGTACGACATTTTTCGCATAGGGTTTATAAAATTCTACAGAAGAATCAACTAAAGCGTCAAAATAATTCAAACATTGATGCTCTGGTCTTATGTCTGCTTTGTTTCCTCTGGGGTCATACTTACCCTGCATAGCACAAAACAGATCTCCAAAGTCCATAATTAAAGCATCCTTTTCTAAAGCTTGGTCTAAGTGTTTCTTTTCTAATTTTTGGTCTGTCTTTGGGTTGTCGTGGTGTCTATCAGAAGACAAAAGAAACCATTGTTCCCATCCTCCCTTTGCTTTATAAGGAATATGAATAGTTATACTATTACTGGCGTTTCTTTCTATTTTCACTTTTACGGCTTAACAATTAGCAGTCCTTCCGTATCTCTGATGTCTATATGACACCAAGTAGGTGCATAAGCACCATCCTCTATCGTCGTTAAACCTGCCTTTTTATATATGTCAAAATTCTTAATTATATCTTCTCGCACTTCGTCAGCTTTCATTCCTTTTACTTTCAAGTCAATAGCCCTGCCGAATCTATGCTGACTCATAGATGCTCCTACGCTGCATTTAGGAGGACGAAAACCTGAGTATTGATAAGAACCCCCACTTGCCCAGTTATTTATCGTACACGGCTTTCCTAAGCGTTCTCTTATGAATTGTGCTAACGTCACTATCTTAGGGTCAATAAACCAAACACTTGAACTGCCAAATCTCTTATAGGTATCTGGGTCTATAAACTCCTGTAAACTGAAATTATTTGTTAGTTTCAACTGAATCTCTTTTAATTTCCTTAAACTGAACGTCTGTGTATTCCGGTTTACAAGATACTATTAAAGTGAATAACGTAAGCCCTGATATTACGATAAGTAAATCCCACTTGTAAAAATCAAACCATCTATAAAATCTCATTTTCTTTTTAATTCTTTTTTAGTTAAATAAATTGTATCTCTTATTGTGTCTGTTAGATAGACCTTATTATATATTGTGTCTGTTATCGTCTTTTTACGATATATTATTGTGTCTTTATATATTATCCGTTCTCTTTCTTCTTTAATTTGTTTTTGGTTTAATCTGATTTGATATGAGGACACTTCACCTTTTAAACTATCTTGATACATTCTTTCTATTGCCTCCTGCGTATAATGGTCACTTAGAATAGAATCTCCAATCCCAAACAAAGAGTCGTAATTTACTTTATATTCGCAGCTCTCTGTTTGAGAAACATTATTACATCCTATAAAGATGCTACCTATTACCAATACTTTTAGCCAGTTCAATGTATTTGTTTTGGAGTTCTTTGTTTTCTGCTCTTAATAGTGTAATTTGGTCTGATTGTCGATCTATTTGTAATTGCATAGAATCCATCGCCTGAGTATGCATATATGCCAATCCCACGATTGCCAATCCAAAAAGGTATTGTACTGGATTCTTTGCCATTTGTTTATAGTCCATTATACTGGAGGATTAGGGTCTGACCATTCAGCCGTTGCCATTAATGTCAATGCTTCAGCGTGTGTTAAAATAGCACTTCTGTCTGATTCTGGTACACTCTCTATACTTGAAGGGATATGTGGTGAACCATATATCCACTTACACACAAACTCAGAACCATCTAAAGAGTATCTTAAATTCTCTCGGCTCTCTATTACTTCTGCAAAATTTACTATATCAATAGCACTTGTCTTAATTGTTATATATGATTTCATTTTGTTTTAATTTATGGTGTATCTTCTACTCTATCTCCTTCAACCATTCCAGAGGTTAATCCCTGATTAATGTTGTCTGGTGCGTTATTTACTTTGTCGTCTATTGCCATTCCACTACTTGTGCCATTGTTGGAATTACTTGAATTATCAGGCACATTCCAATTTGTTGAAAAGGTTGCATCGTCAAAAGTCCAATATCCAACAAGTCCAGAAGTTGCACTTTCATCTTTTGGGACTCCTGAATTATATATGGCTGATGCAGAACTTGATTTGTCTGTACTATATATGGAAACATCATCTATATTGCCAGGAAATTCATTTAGAGCATAATGACCGATAGTCGCTGGTTTATTTGATGGTGATGCATAAACAATATCTGCTGCAACCCCTGTTGTAGATTGTAATACTCCATTAACATATATACGTATTGTACTGCCATCCCAAGTACCAAGTATATGATACCAAGTATCTATTGTAATAGCACTATCTATTTCTGCAAAAGGAGTTCCCAATGTAGTCCATAAATAGAATCTAACTTTATTAGTAGACGTGCCTACCATAACCCATCCATCACTATAAGTGTCTTTTGGACTTTCTACTATCCCGCTATAATTCACCATACTTGCATCTCTTTTCACCCAAGCTGAAACACTTAATGCTGATGCAGGTTCTAATGATGTATCTGAACCTAAATCTATATAACTACTAACCCCATCAAAAGCAAATGAATGACTTGACCAATTATTTATCTTCGTTTGCTCTGGAATCTCCCAATTTGAGTTAAAGAACGTGCCAGAATCTCCACAACGATACCAATTTACTGGCGTAGTTGCTAAAGCAGTATTTAGATTGTTTGGTGTACCATCATTCCATAGTGTAGAAATATTTGCATCAGTTAGAGCCGTACTCCAGATGCTTAATTCATCTACTTTGCCCTCTAAAAAGTAACCTGCTGAAACATCATACTCACCAATTAAAAAGTTATTAGATAATGTCGGTGTT